GGTAGAAAAGCTTACACTGCAGTAATGGATCATAATACTAGCGACGTTTGCAGGAGATTGAACAATAAATATTTCGATAAAGGAATAGGGATGGACGAGGCTTTCGTTGACGACGCGACAGGAATTCATTACCAGTATCCTCCAGCTCATCCTAACTGTAGGTGCGTTATAGAATATCGTATTCCCACTAAGAAAGAATAATATTTTGGTTAGTTTTTAAATATAAAGACGTTTTAAGTTTAAAAAAGGTGTACGCATAATGGAAGAAAAAATACATAAATCAACTCATGGTTATGAAAGATTAGATCTTTGGCAACCAATAGTTAAAAGCGGAAGCAAATTCATAGCAGTACTTAGTGATAATAGTATAGACCGAGAAGATGACATTATGGGGAAGAGCGCTTTCCAGAACATAATAGATAGTGATGGTTATACTGCAGCACTGATAGACCACGAGAATAAAGTCCTTGGACAAGTAGGAGAATGGGTTAATAAGAGAATAGAAATTATTGACGGCCATAGTGCTTTAGTGGCAGAACCTAAATTTTACGAAAGCAACCCTCAAGCAAAGATAATTAAAGGAATGCTTGAAGAAGGAGCGAAGTTAGGGATTAGTATCGGAGCAATACCCAAAGCTCACGTTAACAAAAAAATAGGTAGTAGAACATACAGAGAGTATACTGACATAGAACTGTTAGAAGCTAGCTTCGTGGCTATACCAGCAAACAAACACGCTCATGCTTTAGCAATAGCTAAAAGTCTTGATAAAAAATATATGGAGGAACAAAAAATGTCCAAAGAAAACACTGATGATTCTGTGGAAATGATTGAGAAAAAACTTTACGAAGACGTATTGACTAAATCAACCACTCTACAAGAAAAACACGATTCTATAAACAAAGCGTTCAACGAATTTAAAGAATCCAAAGAAGCTGAATTTACTAAACTAAACGAAGCTACTGAAACTCTAAACAAAGAGTTTGAAGCAATCAAAGTCGCAAAAGAATCTGTAGACAAAGAACTTTCCGCTGTTCAGAAAGAATTAACTGAGCTTAAAGAAAGTCCTTCATTTAAATCACCTGATAGTGGTTTTGATGAAACAGTAAAAAACAAATCTATTCCTAAAGGTTTTATGCCTATAAGGAATTTTTAAGGAGGAAAACTAAAATGTTAAATAAAAGTTTTGGAAGTGCTCCTTCTGCTGGAGAAGTTGATAAACTTTTCGATAAAACATTCGAAGGTATCGAAACCTCCGATGATGTTCATGGCGGATTGAGTAAAGAGTATTACAACCCTTGGATGGGCGTTAACCTAACAAAATCGTTAGTTGATAACTTCGTTCAGAAAAGCAGCATTGACTCACAAACAGGCGGACCAGGAACTGCAGGAACAGCACTTGTACCAGTATATCCGGATTCCACTATTGTAGATCGAACTGCAAAACAAGTACCTTTGAGAATGTTATTCCCTCGAAGAGCAATTAAAGGATTGACTTATGATTTCATCCCACTTAAAGCTAAAGGCGGAGCTGTATTCGCTGCTGAGAATGGTGCAATAGCTGATCAGGTTGATACTTACGACAGAGAAAGTATTCCTATTAAGTTCGCTTATGCTAAAGGACGAATTTCAGGACCTGCAATTGCTGGTATGAGAGGATTCATTGATCCAACTCAATTAGACTTAAGTGTTAAAACTACAAGTCTTATGGAATTAGAAGAAGATACTATCATTAACGGTGATGCAAGTACTAATCCTGAAGAATATAACGGTTTAATTACAACTATTTCTTCAAACACTACTCAAGTTAGTGGTTTCCCTACACTTGCTGGAATTAGAGCAGAGTTCGCGACTAGTTTCAATAACCAGGGTAACGTTGATTTAGCTGTAACTGATGCTGCAACACATAACTACATTAAAGGTTTATTGTTAGATATTCAAAGAAATGTTGAAGTTGTGCGACAGGGCGAATTAGGTTTCGGTATTCCTGATGCTTTCAGATTCGACGGAGTATTATTCATTAGAGATCGTTTCATGCCAACTACAAGTACTGCTCGAAGAATATTGTTCTTAGACATGAGATATATTTTTATGGCAGTTCTTCAAGACATGACTTACGAAGAAAAAGCTAGCGAAAATGACACATTTGTTTACATGCTAAAAGAATACTTAGCTCTTGCTGTAACTCACGAAGCAGCTTGTACACAGATGTATGACATTTCTTAAGAGGTAAAAGAAGATGACTGATATAACAAGCGATTGTACGTTTACTACTAGCGTTGCTGGGGACCTTAAATGCGTAAGCATTGTTACTCCTGCTACTGCTGCTACAGGCGACACTATTGATTTAGGTAGTGATAATTCTGATGCTCGAGGAACCAAGCTCGGTACTATTTTGAACTCTTTAGCTCAAGATGATGCTGGTGCTGATGTTCTTTCAAGTTGGGTTCAATCCACAGGAATTATTACACTTGGAACAGTAACTACTGGAATCCACAATTTACTTGTGTGGGGTAGGTAAAGTTGGCTGATGCTACAGTTGTTAAGGTTGTGGATATTCACAATCCTAACATGGAAGTAGTACGGTTGACTGCTAGTGACGGGGAGACTTATACTAGTAGAAAGTTCGGACAGATTGAAGGCGCTGTTGCTATGAGCAATGACGACTCTGATGCTGCTCTAAATATAGAATTTTCTTCTGGCGTGGCTACCATTAACTGGGCGTCTATTACAGATGGTAATTTAACTTTGGTTCTTTACGGGACTATTGGTAAATAATTAACCATCTATTTTTTTATTTTTTTTAATATTTTTTTTCAAGGAGTTTTATTATGATACCTAAAGATTATTTATTAGAGATTTCTGGCCTTAAGGGCACTTTGAAGAGTTTGAAGCAAATAGTTTTTTCTCTTAAGGAAAGTCACGATAAGACTATTCGTTTTCATCAATTGTTTAACATAATTCTATTAGTTGCTTTACTACTAGCTCTCGGTTACAAAGAGGCTATAAAAATAGGACTGCTTGGTAGTTAGTTTTTTGGTTAGTTTTTAAATAGTATAGTAGACGATTATTTACTAGAATACAACTAATTTGGAGATGAATATTCATGGAAGAACAAAAAGACATACAAACACCAATTACAGAACCAGTAGGTTTAACGGCAGAAATAAAAATACCACCTTCTCAACAAAAAATTATTGACTTAACACAGAAACAATTCTGGAAGAGTAAAACATTCTGGACCAACATGTTATTATTTGGAGCGGCATTAGCTTACGCGATAGCAGAAGATATTACTATAGGAGCACCGGTAACAGCAGTTACATTAATCAACTTAGTGCTTAGATCAACAACCAAGTCAGGAATATCTTGGAGAATATAAAAATGAACGAATACAAAAATACTAGCGATAAAGCAGTAAGTATAGTATACAAGGAAGGGATGCTTAGGAGAATAGTAACTATAGGACCTGGTAACACAGCTTTCTTACCACCTCACGTTGCAGAAAATCATGAAATATTAATGCCTGTTGGGGAAAAAAAACCAGCAATTGACGAATTGGATGAAAAACCAACACCCAAAGTTATCATTATCAAGAAGAAAGAGCTTCAAATTAAAAAATCTGAAGTTTTTGAAAAGCCTAAAGTTGTTATTGAAAAAAAAGAAGTAGCGACAGAGAAAGATGTTCCAACATTCGAAGAACCAATAGTTAAGGACGAAGAATAAATACTAAAAAATGTCATATACTACAACACTACAGAGCGTTACCACGGCCGGAGTAGGTTTGAAAGTAAAGAACGAGAATCTTGGGACTGGAGATGGAAGTACAGATAGTTACGATTTAAAAAATGGTAACGTAATAAACGATTCTTACACTCTAAAATATGGATCTAGCGGAAGCAATGATCTAACTTCATTAACAGAAACAACTGACTATTCTATAGACCAAGACGGCGGGAACATACTGCTTACTAGCTCAGGAGTGTCTAACATAAACAATAAAGTATTGTACGCTGATTACACTCACAGCCCGAAAGTAAACGATAGCGATATAGAAGGTTTCTTTCTTGCAGCAGACGAAGAAGTCAACAGGAGAACAAACAATTACTGGGGATCACCAACAAGCTTCACAGAATACTTCGATGGTAGAAAAACATTTACTTATCCGACTACAGATAATCCTTTCGCGGGAGACTGGGACGAACCAGATGGTTTGCAATTAAAAAGGAAAAACATTGTTAACATTGACGGAGTGTATTTTCTTAACAGAGGAGTAAATATCGGGCAACAATACAGTTACGATAACACTCTAGACTCATACACTGATAATACTAGCGAAAGCAACACTATGAGCGGAACAGGATTCAACCCGTTAGGAACTACAATAGCTTCTGGGGACTATTGCTATATAGGAGTTAGTAATTTATTCCATGGAATGAACATTAGCCTATACACTACAGGAAGTACAGCAAACAATAACACTATAGAATATTACGATGGTAGTTCATGGACTGCATTTTCTCCGACAGAATCAACAACAGGAATTATTGATTTTGAAAGCAGCGGAACATTAAACTGGGATCCATTAAGCAGTTGGACCAAAACAAGTGTTAACGGGAGCAACAGTCTTTACTTCATAAGGATAGTTTCTGGAGGAACATACACTACGAATCCTAGCGTAAAAAACATTATGATCAATCAAGACTTTATAGTTAGTAGAGAATTAGACTTATACCAGGTGACATTTGATGATTACGGACGTGTTATATTACTTAATGATAGGGTTCCTAACGGTTCTCGCAATATTCGTATTGATTACACAAGCGGCAGCACCACTATTAATCCACTAGCTAGCGAGTTAGCTGCATTATTTGTAGGGTTAAGAATTTACGCTGCTATAACTGGAGGATCCTACGATGACGCTACAGGATTTACTCTTGGAAGAAAACAAGTAAGCATAGGCGAAGTCTATGTTAACGTCCGAGAAGTAGTTAGGCAATTCGAATCTAGAATTAGCAGTATATTAAGAATTTTAGGTCAAGA